GCGCCGCTTCACCTCGCCAGACATCACTCGGGAATCAATGTCGGGTACATGCTGTTTCAACGCTTCCACCGACTCGGCAAACTTGCCGTCGCGCTCTACGGTGGCGCGAGAAACACCAAACCTTTCGCCCAGGTTGTCAGCGGTTGGCTTTTTCAAACCCTCATTTTGAGGGTTTGATTCGCTGCGCCTGTCTCCTCCGCGCTTCCCTTTGCTGCGGTTATAAATCCGCCCACGCAGCAAGCTCATCTGCTCCGGGGATAGGTTGCGGCGGCCTAGTTGGTTGGCGTCCATCCAGTCCATCGCCGCCGCCCTGTCGGGCAAGTCCAGCTCCGAGACACGGAACTCGATACCCAGGCGGCTGCAAATCTCATGGCGGTTGTGGCCGTCCAGCAGCACGCCATCCCACACCACCAGAGGGTCGCGGCACCCGTCCGCTTTTAGGTTGTCTTCAAGCTGCTGGCGCTCTTGCTCGGCAAGCGGTGGGATCAGGGCTTTGAACTCTTCGTCGATTCGAATATTCATTCCTAGCGGTTCTCCTTAGCGGGGTTGAGTGCTCATGGTATTAAACAACGTTCAACATATCAAGCCCTTTCGGCGTTGGTATCTCTATCATCATCATCGGTCATCACTCATCACCCCCCCTAAGGGAGGGGGGGTGGGGCAAGGGGTTTTTGATGCCTACGTTTCCAAGCACGTTTCCAACTTTTGGAAACGTCCCTATCAAACGCTCGTTTGCCTATAAATAGAGATTCACGCTTAAAAATCTATTATAGAGGCCAAAAAAAGAAGGCCACGTTTCCAGATTTCCAGCTTTCTAGCTGTACTCTCTGTGGCGTGGCCTTCCGGGATACTTGGAGATTTCTAGGAAACGTGGAAATTAAGTGGCGAATCAATAATTTAGTGTTGGAAACGTGCTTAGAAACTTGGAAACGTGCTTACCGCTGCACCTGTCCGCATACTAGCACCCGGCCCGGTATCGAACAAGCACCTTGCCGTTGGTTGGGTGCTTTCGCTTTTCCTCCACCAGCTCGCCGCTGGCGACCATGGCCGCTATGCCCTCTTTCACTTTGCTGGCCGCGAACTGCTTTGACTTGGCCCGCTTCACGATCACGGAATGCGGCTCGCTGTGGTCCTTGTCCACAATGGATAGGATGCGGTTTTTCAAGGCGCGGCCCAGCTCGTCAGAATCGCGCGACCCTTCCAGCATGGTCGTCTCGACCATCTTGAGCTTTTCCTCTACGTCACGCTTGACCATGGCGAAGGCCCACCGCACATGCTCTGCGGTGCGGATGCCCTCGGGTGCGGCCAGGATGGCGGATATTTTGGCCATCATCTCGTAGCCGCGTCTAACCACCGCCTCTAGGCCGGTGCGGCCCTTTTGCTCCTCGGCGTAGTCGATGAACCAATCAAGCGCCCTGTCTAGCATGGCGTCCGCTTCGGCATTGGTGGGGATGGGCACGCGGTCGGCGTAGTTTTCTACCCTGGCCCATTGCTCCCCATCAAACTCCCCTGGCGAGCAAAGGTTGTGCAGCGCCATCTTAAGATTGTCAGGCATGGGCCTCGCCTTGAAACGCTTTTTCGGCCTGGGGTTGGTTTCCATCTCAGACACCAGCAGCGCCCTGCCAATGAAACCGTTGGTAGCGTTGTCGTATGTCATCACCTGATCGAACGTCACTGGCGTGGTGTAACCGATAAGCGAAAGGAATGGTCGGAACAGGCCATCATTGATCCGATCAACCGCATCTTCCACCTGCTGCATGTGACGACGTATACGCCCCTCGTCATCCGTGTTCATGTCTTCTTCAAGCCGCTTTCTGAGTTGCGCCAGCTCAGTTAACAGGCTTTTGCGTAGCTCCTCCTTCAGGTCGCCGTTCAACAACAGGCTCCCGTTCGCCTTGGAGTAGACAGACATGATGGCGCCGATAACGCCATCAAGGTACGGAGCGCCGCCCTTCTCCTGCGCGTTGGTGATCTTCTTCAGGAAGATGCCGATTTCATCAATGATGTAATAGGCCGCTTGGTGGCGCGTCAGGTTGATGATAATTTCGCGGTCTGACTTGATGCCGCCGTGAACGGCGCCGCCAACGCCAACGGCGCTATGGATCTTTTGTGCGGCGTCCTGAATGGCCTCCTTGCCCGTGGATGATCCAGACCGCGCAAACACCAGCATGTTGAGGGTTGCGCCGTCGCGCCCATCAATGTAGCGAAGCCCGGCGATATTGCCGACACACACGATAGCGGCGGCGGCGGCCAGGTGTTCCCGTGGATAGCGGCACTGGTCGTTAATCCATTCGGTTAGCTTGCCGACAAAGCCAGGTGGGCGCAGCAAGTCAACCTCGCCAACATCAAAAGGCAATCCGTCGCTACGTTCCTCCGGTGTGGCGTCAAACGTCACGGGCGACTGATACCCATGGGATTCGGCCAGGTAGATAAGCGTGCCCAGCATCACCGGGTTGGCCGCCTTGCCGAATGAGTGCCATCGGCGGTCAATAATGTGGCGCCCTGGATACTTGTCGCCTTGATTGCTCCATTCGTCCCACAGGTGCATGCCAGCGCCCCCTGTGGTGTGGTGGATGGCCATGCCTGCCTTTAGCCATGTGTCATGGTCACAGTCGGGCGGAATGGCGGCCAGGTAGTCGGCTATTTGATCCTCGGTCACATCGACATAGACGTTATCGACGCGCCCCCGGTGGTGCTCCTTTCGCTTCAGCAGCGCCAGCAGCGCATCGGGCGCCGGGGTCAAGTCGCCGGGGTTTCCCTTTTCCGTTTCGTATGCCGTGCCGCTTTTGTGCATGGAGCTTGCGCCCACGACAAACCCGCTTGACTTAAAATCAACGCCCGGATAGTCGTCCAGTTTTTGCACTAGCGCCATTTGGGGGCGCGTGAACTCGATATGCTTTCCGCCCCCGCCAGTGGCCACCACATGGCCGGAAAGCGCCTCAAAGTCGAGGCCGGTATCCTTGCACAGCTTGGCGTACCCTTCGTTGCCTCCATTACGGGGGTCAACGTCGATAACCAATTGCTCGTCAATACAGACGCCAAAGCCGGTTTCAAATTGCCCCGTTTCCTCCATGGCCTCGATCTGTTCATCTGACCAGTGGGGCGAGTTTTGCCAGCTACTAATGCGAGGGTGCTTTCCTTTGTCGGCGCATTCCGGGTCGCCACAGCCGCAAGACCCATCCTTTTGGATGGGCCACAGCGGGAAAATGCGGCGCTTGGATTCTAGGTAGTCGTAGAGGTTGGCCATCAATTCTCCTCCTTCTGCTTCTGGCCAATAATCATCTCAAGGTTGGCTTCTACGCCTCCGGACAAAGTCCCGTCTTGCTCCATTTCCTTAAGATGCGCCCTAATCCATTGCTCTTGTGTCGCATACAGGCGGCATTCATTAACTAGAAAATCAGAAGTCACAAGACGAACATTGGTCGGGCTTCCGTCAAAAAAAGAAAAGAGCTGAACGGCGTAAAGCTCGCCATCCTTTCTGATTATCTGCCCCTGGTTGTGGATGCGCCCATTCTTCAAGGTATGGACAAAGAGCCCAGAAAACCCATTCCCATTTATATCGTCAATGCCCTTTCTGCTGTTGGCCGGCTGGTAGTCTAAAGATGCGCCTTTTGATTGGTTGCACGCCATGCATGCTGTGACAAGGTTGCTTATATGGTGGCTTCCACCCTTTGCAACTGGCACGATGTGGTCTATTTGCAGCTCAACATCTTTTCCCTCTGCACCGCAGTATGCGCAGGTGTAACGGTCACGGCGCATTACTCGCATCTTGGCTGCGTCAGATGGCCCATCAAGTCTCTTTGTCATGCCTTCCCCTCCAGCCAGTCGCTCAGCTTTTTCACGGTCTCATACCTGGCGCCCGTCTTGCCGCTTACGATGCGGTACAGGGCGTTGGGGTGGAGCCCCGTCTCCCGTGCTACACTGCTCAGGTTCATGTGTTCCAGCCTCTTCTTAACCTCTTCAAGTGTTAGCATTTTTTCGCCTCATGTTGGATTTTCCGCTTTCGGTGTTGACAAGCCTACACCAGTCGGTCTAACCTAGCAAGCGTCAACACAAAGGAGCCCCACCAATGAGCATACTTGACCAAATCCAGAAACCCGCAGACCGGCCCATCGTCTGCACCATCCTTGGCGATGCCGGCATGGGCAAGACTAGCCTAGCCGCCACCTTCCCGAAGCCGGTGTTTATCCGTGCCGAGGATGGTCTGCAAGCCGTGCCGCTGGAGGAGCGCCCCGACGCGCTGCCGGTGCTG